ATATTATTCTTTTATTATTTTAGATAAAGTACCTTTATTCTCATACTTTGCTATATTTATATTTAGTCTTGTCTCTTGTTTATCGGCGCGTGGATTATATAAATGTCGATTACACGCCATTATAGCTAATCCAGAACTAATTGATGCGTCATGTTTTGTTCTATTGTTTATATCAAATCTAGCCCAATCTTGTAAACACTCATTAAAATACATGTCTCCATGGCTTCCATTTTGCTTTAACCCAACGTGATCTTGTATATACATTTCAATTGCTGCTGCGTGTGCTTGTTTAATATCTTCACTTGAATTTGGTATTCCACCTATTTCCTTTTCTGTTATAGAAAGTTTATTCCAAACTTTATCAGGTCTATTCATTGAATAACCCCTATAACCTCTTCTTTTTAAATAATACAATAGCCGAGGTTTATTATTTTCACATAATATAGGCATTCCGTAAAAAACTAATGCCATTAGAACATCCTCAAAGAAGATCTCGGCGGTTTGTGGTCTAGCTATGTATTCTAAAAAAAATTGATTAGGTGGAGAATCCTCCATACTAAACTTAGTTAACCCATGTAAAGCACCTTTTGATCCTAAACCATCTACAGTACCTGATATATCATAACTATCACAACCAAAATTACCCATGTGTTCATTACCAGGATGTTTTCTACCATTTTTTGTAATAATATTATTTTGTAAATTTAATTGTGGTGTCCAACTAACTTTAAATCTTCCTCTTGGATCTGGATAAAATATAACTTTTGAATCTTTTATACCATTTACCCACTGAAAATTACCTATAGTAATATTATTTATTGCGCCAGCTTCTTCATTAAAATCTATTTGCTCGTATATTTTTGCTAAATTAAATATACTATTTTGTGTTTCGTCTCTGAAAGCATGCTCTTCAGTTCGTGGGAATTGTCTATAAAATTCATTTAAAGCATCCCCATCATTTCTTAATCCATCTGCTTCATTTTGCCAATGCTCTATAATTCCAGTATCTATATAATCTCCATACGGTCCTTTTGTCTCTTGCTCTGGTGTATCGAATACAGAGTGTCCATAAGAATCAATGAATCCTTCGTAGTTCCATTCCATAGGTATGAACAAAGAATATAATCCTGAGCTAGTCTGTCCGTTGCGGTTTCTTTTTGTAACATCTGAACCTTTAAATAATTTCTTAAAATTACTACCACCTTTGTCTAACGCATTGCTAGTAGATCCCATCATACACTTACCAATAATTCTACTACCTAATCTTAGTGTGGTTTTTGTAACCCTCCAATTATTTAATATATTATTAGGTCTCTCCCATTTACCTGATTCATCGTGTGCTAATAGTTTTAATTTTTCACCATCATAACTATTATCTCCAGTATTTTTCCAATCTATAGTAGTATCTAATCCTTGTAATTCCTCTAGTTTATTAGAGCTTTGTATATTTTTTCTAGTTAATTTACTAGCAGGTACTCTGTATGCTAATTCTGTTTTTGGTCGATCCATACCGTCTTGAATCGGTTTAAAAAAGAAAGGATAATTAACTGAAATTGGTACTACTTTATCAGTAAACATCTTTTTTGCATCTGGACCAGTTTTTGATAATATACCAAATCTTGCATCACTTGATATAGTTGCCATATTAACAAGTTCACCCGATGCCATAAAAGAAAATCCAGATCGTCTGTTTTTTAGGTAACACATACCATAACATCTTCTATCTGATTTACAAGCTTCCCAAAATAAATAAAATAATCTATTTGCCTCTCTAAAATCAGGATGTCCTACATCGATTTTACTCCATTGTAGATACATGTAATGCGTACCTGATATGTAAGTTGGTATACCTTTATTGTAATACCAAAACCCTTCTTCTCTTCTTCTAAACTCTTCTTCTATATAATCTATATATCGATTCTTAAAATCATTTGGATATTCTTTCCAATCAAATATAGTTTTTATTCTCTTTAGTGCTTCCGGTTGTGGGGTTACCTCCCATTTGTCACTATCAAATTTATGTATTTTTTTAGGTTGTTTTGGTAAAGCTACTTGAAAATTTTGTATTTCATATATCTCCCCAACCTCACCTGTTTTACTTATAACAACAATATCATGTTCTTTGTTGTAACCATACTTCCATTTTTTAGACTTATTAAGTCTTTTAATGGTATTTATTCTAATAGGTTCTACAACCTTATACAAAGTTTGTTTATACATAATTTAATTGTACTCTTTAATGTCTACTTTATAACTTTCGTCTAAACCTTCTGCATCTATTAATTTATGGCAAATTTTTGTACTTTCTATAAAATATTGTTTTTTGCTTTGAAAAGTTTTTTTATTCGGCATTTTATTAGAGTTACAAATATCAGGTCTTTTTTCATATATAGAACAAAGATTACCTATTAAATGAGCACAAGAACCATCTTTTTTTATTGGTAAACCGTATTTTGCCCCATCCATTTTACCAGCTGCTCTACAACACGCACCACATTGTGTGCATAAAAATTTCATTATTTAGATCTTCTTTCAGCGAATCCACTAAATACATTTTCATTTTTTTCTAAAGGTGTATTATTTAATATAGCTTCTTCCTCTTGAATTCTAGTTAGTATTTCAAAAGCATCGAATATAGCTAATTTTTTTGTAGCTGCAGCGTTTTTTAATCTATCTGCAGATATATCATCATCTGAATCTACAATAGGTTCTTTAGCAACTTTTATTAATTCTTCAACTGCTTTATGCCCAGCTTGGATTATATTCTTTTTCGTTTCCTTGATATTCATATTTAATATTAATTGATTGACTAAATATTCTATATAGTTTTTGATTATCTATCATAAACTCATATTCGGTGTTTGGTTTAAATCCAACTAAATCACCAATTTTTACACCAGCTTTTATTAAATATGTATCAGGATATTTCATTATACCTATTAAAGGTTGTTCTTTATCCTTACTAAATTTATCATTTGATTTAATTGGTTTTACAAAACAAAATCCTTCATTAGCTTTCCATGTATCTTTATTTTTATATAAAAAAACTTGATCTGAGGAAACAAAATACATATTGTCTTTATAATACGATTTACTATTTTTCTCTATACCTTTAATATCTTTCCATCTTCTAAATATATTATGATGAATAATAACTTCATCACCTGCTTTTATTTTAGTTTCACCAACACGTGGTATTGACAAAACCTTAGCATGTCTATTAACAAATTTATGTTGATAATTATCAGAATTAAGTATTAATTCTTTATCACCAACTTTTATTTTGTTATTATATCTAGAATCGTTAAGAGGTTTTACTATAAAATAACCAACACTTTTCACTAATATTCAAGATTATATTCTACAGATATAGCCATATTTTTATTAAAATCTTTCCAAGGTAATATCTCATCATTTTTTCTAATAAGTATACTAAATTTCTTTTCATTTTCTATAATATGCTCTATAATATGTCCACCATAAACTTCTTGGCCAACAGCATAATGCATCGCATCATTTTTATAATCTTTGCCTACACTAATTTTTCTAATTAAGTGTTCCATCTTTTGGAGCTTCTACAGGTTTTATAGTACCATCAGTAATATTTACATTAACTGGTCCATATTTCTTTTCAAGAGCTTCTTGTACTATTTTTAATTCATTTTGAAAACTTTTTAATCTTTCAATTCCTACATTTTTTTGAACTTCAAGTCCACCTATTTGCATTTGTGCATTATTAATAGCATTTACTTTATCTTGTATGCTTTTTAATTCATTTTTTGTAACCTGTGTAGGTTTAGCTTTTGCTTTACTTTTTTTCATAATTGTTATTTAATTAAACTTTATTTCACTTTTATATTATTACGCAATTGTCACGCTTTTTACTTCTTTTCTTGCTTTGGTTTCCTGGTATCAATAAACCAATCCTTATAAACATCTCTTTTTTTACAAATATAATCAAAGTATTTATCAACTTTTTCTTTCCAATTCTTATCTATAGCTGGATTTATAATACCAGATTTATAACTAGAGAATACTTTATTAATATATTCTTTAACATTATCTTGGTTTGTAAATAAATGATTGTTTATACAAGAAAAAGATCCATGTTGTATATTATTCCAAACATCAATTGGTTCTATTCTCTTACCTAATACTGCTGCATAAATAGCACTTTCACTTATATGTGTTGTATATACTTTTTTAGCTTTTTGTAAATAGTAATACATATCAACATCTCTAGGTAGTATATTTGCTTCACCAAAAAAATCCTTTAATTCACCAATAATTTGATGTGTGGTTATAGGATGTGGTTTGAAATATACATTATCACCATGTTGTTTAGATATGTTTTTCATTCTATTTAAACAAACATTAGTTTTTACTTTATTTGAACCAGGTAATATTACTAGGTAATCTTTAGCTGGCCATTTATCTGTTTTATCTTTTCTATGTTGGTATTTATTAACAGATTTTTTTAATACATTATCTATTAAATATGACGACCAATCATCTGGTTTTTTGACGTTATCATTAAATGCGTCAATCATCATTTCATTTCTAAGTTTTACATTCAATGGTTGCATGTAAAAATTAGTTGCAAATTCTGTATATGCCATTGTTTTAAAGTAAGGCATTTCTTCTGCTAATACATCATAACTTGTTTCTATATCAAGTTCACTACATTTCCTTATTGTGTAGCCTTCAATTTGTTCTAGTTCATCTAGATTTTTACTTTTTTTAAGGGGACCTATTCTTTTATCTAGTTCCTTCTTATTAAACATTTCCATATTATTAAATTTAATTGTTGTTATTATATATTATTACACATTTTTACCACTTTCTACCTA